CAATTCGATGCTAACGAGGAGCAGAGCAAAGCTCATCATGGCATCGGCGATCTCGGGCACAGTCAGCGCCTATCTTCATGCGAAGAAGAGGGTAGTCGTGGAAGATGGTGGTCCGAGCATCACGAACCCAATCATCGTGGGCCTGAACCCGAACGTCGAGTCGATGCAATACTATGATACGGTCAGCATCGATCAGACCAACGAGTTCGCTACGGTGTCCTACACAATGAGTCGCGTTGTCGGCTCGCTGATCATCTCCGATCAGGAAGAGGACGAGAACCAAGGTCGTGCTCAAATCTTCAAGATCATCAAGGGCAAAATCATGGCCCTGGACGAGTCGATCTCTCGTCAGTTCGCGACTTACCATACGTCGGTCGGTACCGGGACGGACCCCAATGGGTTGGGCAATCTCATTCCGGCAGACCCGACATCTGGCTCTGTTGGAGGCATCTCGCTCGCAACTGAGTCGCAATGGCGTTCGTCTTCCTACGATTTCGCAGGTACGCTAACGCCGGAGAATATCGAGGAAGCGTTCGACGACATCATCGAACTCGATCTGAACCGGACCGATACCAGTTCTGATGAGTCTGGTGGTTCTAAGCCGTCAGTGATCTTTGCTGGTCGCAACATCTATCGTATGCACAAAGCAGCGGTTCGTGACAAGCAGACGATCGCGCTCGATGCTTCGGGCACTGGCAAGAAACTTGTCAACCTCGGTATTGTCGGCACGACGCACAATGGTGTTCCGCTTCTATTCGATGAGAAGCTGAGTGCCAACGTTGCGTATTTCGTGAACGATAAGTTCCTCACGTTGCACATTCTTCGTGGTGTCAACATGAAGATCAAACAACTCGTTGCACCCTGGAACATGGATGCTACGGGCCGCCGCATTGTGTGGGAAGGCCAACTGTGCAGTTGGCGTCAGTACCGCACTCACGCATACATGACTAACTAAGGTGTGTGAGTCACACGCTTGTGCCCGCGTAGGCGGGTAGAAAGGATGCCAAATGTTTGCTGCACAGACAGGAACACGACTCGCTTACGTCGTCCGGCCACTCGAAGGTACGGTCGAACGTGAAATTGTTGTGTTCGATAAGAAGAACGGTGAAGGGCTTGTCCGTAAGATGCGGAAAGTTCCTGCCGGTAACATGGTCTACTTTCCTCGTGGGCATGTACTTCGATTGACTGATGCGCAATTGAAGTTTTACAAGCTCGACAGGAAGCCGAGGATGATCAATATCCAGGGTCTCAACGATCCTAACAGTCCTATCGGCAAGATGATCAATGCCCAGGATGAAGAGGAACGTCATGGAGCCTACCTGGACCTGGAAAAGTCAGTGATGCAACTTGCAACGGCAATGACCGGATCGGTCTTGATGCCCGAGCAACTAAAGGCGGTGGCATAACATGACAGCGCAAGATAGGAATGCATTCCCGTTCGGCGTGAATATGTATGTTCCCGCCATGCAGTATGCAAGTAATATGGCGCTCGGTCAGCCGAACGCTTTCTCATTGGGCTCGCCCGCTGCTGTCAGTGCAAATCTAGTTGCTGCAGCAGTTCCTGCAAATGCGGTTGCAACCACACTCGTTGCGGTATCTCCAGTGGTTGTACTGGATGCCAAATACGGTCGAACCCTTCGTTTGACGCCATCTGGTAATCCGGGCAACTCGGCAGCGATCGATGTATTCGGTCGTGACTACATGGGGCAGCCCATGGTTGAGCGGTTCACTGGAGCATCTGGTTCAACCGCGATCTTGTATGGTAGGAAAGCGTTCAAGTGGGTGACTCACACAGTCATTGTCACAGCAGCATCCAATGCGGTGACGTGGGCAGTGGGAACCGGTTGGCGCTTTGGGTTGCCGTACAAAGGTGATCTTGCTTGGGCGAAAGAGAATGGCATTTTGGTGCCGTTCTTCAAGCGGGATTTCTGGATGGGTCGCAGTCTCGCGGAAGCGACGATGGTTGCGGCTCTGTCGGCCTATGTTACGTCTCCAACGCCTGGGTTTGTCAAGACACTTCGATCTACATCGGATGGTGGTGGTGGTGGCACCGATCCTGTCATTACCGTTGAACTCGGCGATGTGGCAATCATCGGTCTTACTACCACTACAGATACCAGTGTCAGTGCTCATCAAGTGTCTGACACGCCAACCACTCCTGGCTATAGTGCGAACAATCGTTTTCGTGCGAATGATCTCATCGAGATTGTTCATGCGGCAGCGGCTGGTGCATTTGGTTCGACGCATGAACTTGAGATTTCGCCCACTCAGTTTTCGTTGCCGGACTTGACCGATCCAGGAACGACGACTACGGGTGATCCTCGCGGCACTTACGAGTCCATCACGACCCCTGCAGGATTTGAGATCATTGTGGGGCTTGTCGGCGACAATGCAATCAATGCAGCGAACAATGGCGGACTGTTGGGTATCAAACACGTGGTGGCATGATGTCTGCAACTCTTCGACAGGTGGTTGATGGTGCGCTCCGGCTAGTCGGTGAAGTAGCCGGCTCCGGAGTGCAGCAATACGGTGACGATCGTATGCGTGATAATGTCATACGAGGTTTCAATCTCCTGTTCAAGAAGTATCCATGGCATCAGTTTCGTAAGTGGTATAGACTGGAACTCGATGGAGTCCTCGGAGTTATCAATACGAATGGACTTACGCAAGTCAAGGATTTCGAGGACTTTATCGCTGTATTTCCTGATGCACAATCGGAACCGTTATCGTTGTTACCGAAGGAACTCAATCCGTACACGTTATCATCAGGTACACGTGTAATGTACTGGACAGGACTGCATGTTTCCGACGCAAACTATGCTGCTCGGAAATTGCAGTTCTATCCAGTAACGTCTACAGGCTTTGTCAATGTCCTGACCATGCTGTATCCATTGGTCCCGCCTGCGATTGATTGGGATTGGACCGATGTGATGTATCTGGACAAGGATATGCTTGAATATGCGGCAGCCTTTGTTACATTTTTTGGTGATGATTTGAATGCTAATGCTGCAAACATTACCAAAGAATTAATGGAGGACAAATTCAAAACGATCATGGCGAGTATTGCACGTAAGCCTATACCGTTGGGTCGGCGTGGTAGCATACCTGATCAGTGGTGGTCACCTAACTGAATGTGTGAGTCACACACCTTCGAGAACCTCAGGATAAACTAAATGTATTCGTTGATGCCCAATCGAGCCAAAACGACAAAGCCAATTAAGCTTAAAGAACTTATTTTGCGTGGTTTCGGCGGTGGGCTGAACGTGATCGAGGACGATATTTCTATGCGTCCTACAGATCAATGTGTGCTCGATAATCTGAGACGTACAGCATCTGGTAGTCAAAAGGTTCGATATGGATCGAATTGGTTTGATGATGTCGCAGATGTAGTAGCTGGAGATATTGTTGACCAGGTGTATTTCGCCAACAGTATCATTTCAGTGACCGATGAAGGTGAAATAGCAGCGACTGATGATGATGGTGTTTCAATTGTCATCTGGAATGATGCAATTGCTGCATTACTTCCTGGTGCTCCAACTGGTTGGTCAAATGGATTGGACAGCATCAATTTTGTCAACTTTCGTAACAAGTTGCTTATTCATAACGGCATTGATAAGCCTATATCAATTGACGCCAATTTGGATGTGACGTATCTTGTCGATGCGGGTACTGGAAGTAATACGAATGTTCCTATTGGCACATACGGATGCGTCGCGGCTAACTATCACTGCATTGCAGGCATTCCTGGCTTTCCTACGACGATTTATATTTCTTCAGTTGGTACTGATGGAACATTCCCTGGCGATCCCATTCCGAACGACTCTATCTCTATTGATGTCGGCGCCTATGCTCCAGAAGGCGCTGAGTCTATCAGAGGCATCGCAGGATTTCGTTCTAACCTCATGGTTTTCTTTCAAGGACAAACACTTGTCGTCAAGCTTGGTGTATACAATGCTGCAGATGAGCACACACCAGAATTTCCTGACTCGATGCCGGACTTTGGATTGCTTGGGCATCGATGTGTCGTACAAGTCGAAAACGATCTATTATTTGCTGGTCTCGATGGTCTCACTAGTGCTAAGCGAAATGTGTTCGGGAACCTTGACAGTGATCCACTGAGTGCGAAAGTTGAACCACTGTATCAAGGATCAATGGGCAATTTCACGGATGAGCAATTGCTGAAAAATGCATTTGTGATTTATGATAAATTGTCTCGTGATCTAATCATCAGTTTACCTGATGGGTCAGCTTTCGTACACAGCTTCCATACCAAACTGAAATATGCAGTATGGTCAACATACGCCAATCTAGGTATTACGTGTGCATGCACATCGAAACTGGGACGTGTATTTTATGCCATCGGGACACGCATTTATCAACACGGCAATGGCACATTCACAAATGAGAAGTTTCAGGCTGATCGATTGAATGATCGAGATGCTAGTTGGGCACAGACAACTGTGTATAGTGTG